GAAGCTGAACGCCGACCTGGACGTGATCGACACCGCGCTGTACCAGGCGATGCCGATCGGCGCGCTGATCGATTTCGCCGGTACCGTCGCGCCACCCGGATGGCTAATCGCCGATGGCCGGCTGATCTCCCGCACCACCTATTCGGCACTGTTCGCCGTTATCGGCACCTTCTTCGGCGCCGGCGATGGCAGCACGAATTTCGCGTTGCCACCGACACCAGGACGCACCACGGTCGCGGCCGGCACCACGATCGATGAGAACGGCAATACCGTCGCCTACACCTTCGCGCAGAAATCCGGGGCCATCTCGCGCTCGATCGCGCTGGCCAACCTGCCGGCGCTCGCACTCACCACCAACACCGTGGCCGCGCACAGCCACGGCGGCGTCACCGCAGCCGGCGGCAACCATCTGCACGCCATGGATGTCCAGGGCGCCCATAGCCATACCGAAGACGTGCAGGGCAGCCACGTACACGGCGGCAGCACCGACGCCCAGGGCAGCCATCAGCACAACGTGCCGCTGCCGGCGGCCAACGGCACCGGCGTCGCGTCGGGATCGTTCTCGGTGATGTCCTCGGTGTTCGGCGGCAGCAACCTCGTCACCGACGTCCAGGGGCTGCACGCGCACAACATCGCCACCGACACGCAAGGCGCCCACGCGCACAACCTCAGCACCGCCGGCGCGCACGCTCACAACATCGGCTATAGCGGCAACCTCCAACTCGGCATCAATCCCGACGGCTCGCACAGCCACAGCTTGACGCTGGCCGGCGGCGGCACGCTGCTGTCGATCGTCAATCCGGTGCTCGCCTGCTACAAGATCATCTATGCCGGCGTGCAGGCATCGGCAGCCGTAGCAGCCGCTGTCGCGCCCGCGATGCTGCGGTCGGCACCGCTGCGTGGCGGCATGCGGATGCTGCCGAGGCAGCGCTGATATGCCACGGGTCGCCCAAGCACCGCCGCCCGGCGTGGTCCGCAACGGCACCGCGGAGGCCACGCCAGGCCGCTGGTTCGACGCCCAGAACATCCGGTTCCGGCAGGGCCAGATCCAGCCGGTCGGCGGCAATGTCGCGCTGCCGAACGCGGTCACCGCGACGCTGCCGCGCGATGTGCTGACCTGGCACGACAACAGCCATGTGCGCTGGGCCGCGATCGGCACCGATACCCACCTGTTCGCGTATCGATTCGACACCCAGGTGCTCACCGACATCACGCCCACCGGCGTCGGTGCGCTCGATCCGCCCGGCCCGCAGACCGGCTATGGCCTCGCCAACTACGGCACCGACACCTACGGCACACAGCGCGATGCCGCCAATATCGGCCCGCAGGATGTGAGCGCGCATCAAGGCGATCGATGGAGCATGGACACGTTCGGCCAGGATCTGCTGATCGTGCCGACGCAGGACGGGCATCTGTTCCACTGGTCGCCCACGACACCCGCGACATTGCCGGCGATCGTCACGGCGGCGCCGGTCAATAACCGTGGTGTTGTCGTAACCGATCAGCGCCAGGTGGTGCTGCTCGCGGCCGGCGGCGACCCGCGCAACATCGCATGGTCGGACCAGGAGAATTACAACGTCTGGGCGCCGGACGTGACCAACCTCGCCGGCAGCAAGCTGCTGCAAACGCAGTCCTACGCGATGGCGGCGGTGAAGGTGAGCCAAGGTATCCTGATCTGGACCGCCAACGACCTGCATATGATGACCTATGTCGGGCCGCCGTATGCCTATGGCATCACCCAGGTCGCCGCAGGCTGCGGGCTGGCCTCACTGCGCGCGCCGGTGGCGATCGGCAGCATGGTGATGTGGCCAGGGCTGCAATCGTTCTGGGGTTGGGCGGGCAGCGTGCAGCCGGTGGCGTGCGATGTCGGCGACTGGTTCTTCTCGCTGCTCAATCGGCCGTTCATCGGGCGCCTGTTCGGCTCGCCTAACCCCACGTTCAGCGAGATGTGGTGGGACTGGCCGGACGAAGGCAGCCAGGAATGCAATCGCTACGTGGCGATGAACTTCGCCGATCCCACCAAGCCGTGGACCATCGGCATGCGCACCCGCAGCGCAGCGGATCCGGTCGGCACTATGGATTTCCCGGTGCTCGGCGGCCCGCTCGGCACCGGCGGCGCGCTGTTCCTGCACGAGTACGGGTATAGCGACAACGGCACGCCGCGCGGGCCGGTCGGCAACGTCTATGCGCAGTCGGGCAACATCGTCGCCGGCGAGGGCGACAGCCGGTTCGCGGTGACGCAACTCGTGGTCGATGCCGCCTGCGCGGTCGATGACATGCTGGGCTGGCGGTTCATCGTGCGCGAGCAGCCCTACGACGAGGCGTCGGAGTACGACACCGGGTTGTTCCAGGTGGTGCATAACGGGTTGGTCGATATGCGCTGGTCGGGCCGCACCGCGGCGATGCGGCTGGAGGCGCTGGTCGATGCCGATTTCACCGTTGGCCGCACGCGCATTCTGATGCAGGGCGCTGGGCGGAGATGATGGCGCGCCCTCCCGCTCCGCTCATTGCCCCGTTCTCGGGCGACCTCGATCAGCGGCTGACGATGCTCGCGGCGTGGATCTCGCAGTGCCGCGTCGATATCAGCGTGCTCGCGCAGCGCCAGCAGGTGGCGGCCACGGTTGCCGCCGGCAGTCCGCCCGGCACCACCGCGTCCGTCTATGTGATGATGGGCGTCGGCGTCACCTTCGCGACGCTGACCAACACCCGCGCGCAGGTGGTCGTTTCCGGCCAGATCGCCAACTCGGCCAACGGGGGCACCTCGACCGCAGGGCTGCGCTACGGCACCGGCACACCGCCGAACAACGGCGATCCAGACACTGGCACGGTGATCGGTGAGCCGGTGGTCTATGTCGCGACCTCGGGCGGTGGCTCGTATGCGCCGTTCTCGCAGAACGCGATCATCACCGGGATGACGCCGGGCCAGACCTATTGGATCGGGGTGGCGCTGATGTCGTCCGGCGCGACTATCGCATCGCTGCACAATGTGCAGGTGAGCGCGGTGTCGCTGCTCGATCCGGTGCGGCTCTAATGAACGCCGAGGAGAAAATCCGCCGGCTGCAGAAGGCGCTCGACCTCGCCGGCCCGACGCATCGCATTCCCGATGTGGTGGAGCGTGTCCGCGATGCCCGCGCGCAGTTCTGGGAGCACGGCGATGGCTGCGTCGTCACCGAGTTGCATAGCTATCCGCTATCAAAGGCGGTGCATTACTGGCTGGTCAGCGGCGTCCTGAAAGACTGCCTCGAGCTCCAGAACCAGATCGATCCGTGGGCGATTGAGCAGGGCTGCACGATGGCGACGGCGTGCGGGCGGCGTGCCTGGGGCCGCGCTTTGGCGCCGCACGGCTGGCACGAGCGCGCGGACCATCTCAACTTCTGCAAGGTGCTGCTGCCATGATGTGGAACGCTGCCGGGCAGATCGACCACCTGTCCTTTGCCGGCCTGCGCGACATGAAGGGCGGCAAGGGCGGCTCGACCGAAACCTCCGGCACCGGCTACTCGCAGGGCACCTCGACATCGCAGTTGCCGGACTGGGTCGATCAGGCCTCGCAGGCGGCGCTCCGCTCCGGCCAGACGTTGGCGGCGCAAGCCTACCAGCCCTATACCGGCCAACTGGTCGCCAACACGCCGGCCGACACGCAGCAGGCCTATCAGCAGGTGCGCGACCTGCAAGGCCAGGTCGATCCGGCATTCAACGCCGCAGCCGGACAGTGGGGCGGGGTGCTCGGCAACCTGCAATCGCAGACGCCCGACCAGATCAACGCACTCACCAATCAGCTCTATGGCAACTACCAGCAAGGCGTGGTCAATCCGGCAGCGGGGCTGCTCGGCGGCTACATGGCTCAAGGCCCGGCGACCGCTGGACAGGTCACGAGCAACGCGCTGCAGATCATGTCGCCGTTCTCGCAGGCGGTGATCGACCCGGCGTTGCAGGTGGGCCGGCAGCAGCTGCAGCAGAACCTGCAGAACATCGGTGCTGGCGCCAATCAGGCCGGCGCATTCGGCGGCTCGCGCCAGGGCGTGCAGGAGGGCGTGGCGCAGTCGCAGGCCGCGGTCGGTGCCGGCACCATGGTCGGCAACTTGCTGAACCAGGGCTGGCAGTCGGCGCTGACCCCGGCAACGAACGTGGCGCTGCAAGGCGGTGCGCAGGGCTATGGCGCGGCCAACACGCTGACCGGGCTGCTGGGCAGCGGCTACGGCGCGGCGCAGCAAGGCGCGCAGAACATGGCCAACACCAATCTCGGGCTCGGCACTTCGGCGGCGCAGCAGATCCCTGGCCTCGCCACCTCGCAGCTCACCGCGGACCAGCAGGCGACGGCCGCGTTGCAGGCCAGCGGCGCGGCACAGCAGCAGCAGCAGCAAGCGCAACTCGCCACCCAATACGGGCAGTACCAGCAGGCGCAGGCGTTCCCGTATCAGCAGCAGGAAGAACTGCTGGCGACGCTGGGCGCGATCCCGTACGGCTCAACCACCAACACGAGCGGGTTCAACATGGCCAATCAGACCGCGACCAACCACCCGAGCATTATGAGCCAGATTTCGCAGGGCATCGGGATGGCCGGCAACCTGCTGGGG